TAGATCTAGTGTTTTTATTATAATTACACCTTTTTCTAATAAATACATATATATAGAGCAGGAGCAATATGACTTTCGCCGATCCTCAAGCAACTGGCCAAATGGGCACGATCAGACAGGGGGGTACAAACCCAGCAGGAACCCTGATTCAACCTCCCTCAGCTAATTTCGTGTCCGGAGGGGTTGGCTTGGCGCAAGCGACTCAGCTATCGGATTACAAAATCATTCGTCGTAACGGTTCGGTGGTTGCTTTTGAACCCTCGAAGATCGCGATTGCGGTTACCAAGGCTTTCTTAGCGGTCAATGGTGGCCAAGGTGCAGCATCTGCTCGCATTCGTGAGCAAGTGGAGCAATTAACGCACACGGTGGTTCGCGCCTTACTGCGTAGTCGTCCAAATGGTGGAACCTTCCACATTGAAGATATTCAGGATCAGGTTGAACTTGCTCTCATGAGAAGTGGCGAGCACAACGTTGCTCGCGCTTATGTTCTTTATCGCGAGAAGCGAAACCAAGAGCGAGCCGCGCAGCAAAGTGCTGTTCAGGAGCAAGCAGTTGATGCAAGTATCCCAACGGTTCAGGTGACCGATCAGGGAGTCAGCAAGCCGCTTGATGTTGCTGCTCTGCGCCGCGTTATCGAGGCTGCTTGCGAAGGCTTGGGCAATCACATTGATGCTGGTCCGATCATGACCGAAACCATCAAAAACCTATACGATGGTGTGCCAATGGCGCAAGTGTACGACTCTGCGATTTTGGCCGCACGCACTTTGATTGAAAAAGATCCTGCATACAGTCAAGTTACTGCACGTATTCTGATGCACGTCATCCGCAAAGAAATCCTTGGCCGTGAGGTTTTGCAAGGCGATATGCAGGCTGAATACCCAAGTTATTTCCCTCAATTTATTGTTAAGGGGGTTGAGGCTGAACTTCTTGACCCACGTTTATTGGAATTTGATCTTGCCAAAATCTCGGCAGCTCTTAATGCAGAACGAGATTTGCAATTCAATTACCTAGGCTTACAAACTCTTTACGATCGTTATTTCTTGCATATTGAAGATCATCGGATTGAGATGCCGCAAGCTTTCTTTATGCGCGTAGCAATGGGCTTAGCTCTTAATGAGCCTGAGCGAGAGCGTCGTGCAATCGAGTTCTACGAGATTTTGTCTACCTTTGACTTTATGTCAAGCACGCCCACACTCTTTAACTCTGCAACCCTCAGGTCTCAGCTATCCAGTTGCTACTTGACGACCGTGGATGATGATTTAGATGGAATTTACGAGGCACTCAAGGAGAATGCGCTCCTATCAAAATTTGCCGGTGGTCTCGGTAATGACTGGACCAATGTCCGCGCCTTGGGAAGTCATATCAAAGGAACAAATGGCAAATCTCAAGGCGTAGTTCCGTTTCTGAAGGTGGTAAACGACACAGCTGTTGCTGTGAACCAGGGCGGTAAACGCAAAGGCGCGGTTTGCGCTTATTTGGAGACTTGGCATTTAGATATTGAAGAGTTTTTGGAATTACGCAAAAACACCGGTGATGACCGTCGCCGTACCCACGATATGAATACCTCAAATTGGATCCCTGATTTGTTTATGAAACGGGTGATGGAAAATGGTGAGTGGACTTTATTTTCCCCATCGAGCACGCCAGATTTGCATGACAAGTATGGTAAAGCCTTCGAGCAAGCCTACATTGCTTATGAAAAGCGTGCTGAAGCCGGCGATATCAAGCCATCGAAGAAGATTCCCGCTGTTCAGCTCTGGCGCAAGATGTTGGCAATGTTGTTTGAGACTGGCCACCCATGGATTACCTATAAGGATCCCTGCAATATTCGTAGCCCTCAACAGCACATCGGGGTCGTGCATTCCTCCAATTTATGTACCGAAATCACTCTGAATACGAATGAGACAGAGATTGCAGTATGTAATTTGGGATCGGTTAACCTGACAGCCCACATGACCACGGATACAAACGGTCAAATGGTATTGGACCATGCCAAATTGAAGAAAACGATCCAGACCGCGATGCGGATGTTGGATAACGTGATTGATATTAATTACTATGCGGTTGCAAAAGCTCGGAATTCGAATATGAAGCACCGCCCAGTTGGTTTGGGCATTATGGGTTTCCAAGACTGCCTACATATGCAACGGATTCCATACGCAAGCGATGCCGCCGTGAAATTTGCAGATACGTCGATGGAGGCCGTTTGCTATTACGCTTATCAGGCGTCGAGTGAACTTGCAAAAGAGCGTGGTACTTACAGTAGCTATCAAGGCTCTCTATGGGATCGCGGCATTCTTCCCCAAGATACCCTCAAGATGCTCCAAGAAGAGCGCGGTGGTTACGTTGAGGTCGACCAATCCAGCACCATGGATTGGAATGCTCTTCGGTCCCAGATCAAGCAACACGGGATGCGTAATTCCAATTGCGTAGCAATTGCCCCAACCGCCACGATTTCAAACATTATTGGGGTTTCTGCTTGTATTGAGCCAACCTTCCAAAACTTGTTTGTTAAATCCAATCTATCTGGGGAGTTCACAGTTGTTAACGACTACTTGGTGCGCGATTTGAAGGATCGCGGCCTATGGGATGAGGTAATGATTGCCGATCTTAAATACTTTGACGGCACTCTTTCCAAGATTGATCGGGTTCCCCAGGATTTGCGTGATTTATATGCGACCGCCTTTGAAATTGAGCCTAGCTGGCTAGTGGAGGCTGCATCGCGGCGTCAAAAATGGATTGATCAAGCCCAATCCCTCAACATTTACATGGCTGGCGCTTCTGGCAAGAGGTTGGATGAAACCTATAAGTTGGCTTGGGTGCGTGGCTTGAAAACCACGTATTACCTTAGAACGATGGCTGCTACCCATGTTGAGAAATCAACGGTGGCAACCGGACAACTTAATGCCGTGTCGAGCAATGTGGGTGATGCAGCAGCAGTAGCTGCGGATGGTCCAGTTTGCACCCTTCGTCCTGGTGATCCAGGATTTGAAGAGTGTGAGGCATGCCAGTAAGTGAAATTGAAGAAATAAGTACGAATTAGGAGAAAATTATGTTGAATTGGGACGAAGAGGTTGCACCGGCATTAGCAAAATCAGGTTTTGTGCCGCCCGCATCGATGCCGGTTCCTCAAACCCAAGCAGTATCAACGCAGGCTGATCAGGTTGCTAAGCCACCTGTTCAGGCGCCTGTTAAGTCAACCGCGGATGCTACTGAGCGGCGCGTGAATGTGGCCGATAAACGAGTGATTAATGGCACAACCGATGTGAATCAGCTCGTTCCTTTCAAATATAAATGGGCTTGGGAAAAATACTTAGCCGGTTGCGCAAATCATTGGATGCCACAAGAAATCAATATGAACCGAGATATCGCCCTTTGGAAGGATCCTAATGGCCTTACAGAGGATGAGCGCCGTATCATTAAGCGCAATCTCGGCTTTTTTGTTACCGCTGATTCTCTTGCTGCTAACAATATCGTGCTTGGAACCTATCGTCAGATTACGGCTCCCGAGTGCCGCCAATACCTTTTGAGACAAGCATTTGAGGAAGCGATTCATACTCATGCCTATCAATACATTGTCGAGTCTTTGGGCCTTGATCAGGCTGAAATCTTCAACGCATATCATGAAGTTCCATCAATTCGGGATAAGGATGAGTTCCTAATTCCATTTATTGATGTCTTAACGGATCCTGCCTTTAAGACTGGTACCCTTGAAAACGATCAAAAATTACTTCGTTCGTTGATTGTTTTTGCCTGCGTCATGGAAGGTTTGTTCTTTTATGTTGGTTTTACGCAAATCCTTGCAATGGGCCGTCAAAACAAAATGACCGGTGCTGCAGAGCAGTACCAATACATCTTGCGCGATGAGTCGATGCACTGCAATTTTGGTATCGATCTAATCAACCAAATCAAGCTGGAGAACCCGCATTTATGGACTTCTGCGTTCAAAGAAGAGATTCGGAGCATCTTTGAAAAAGCGGTTGAATTGGAGTATCGCTATGCTGAAGATACGATGCCAAGAGGGGTGCTTGGACTCAATGCACCGATGTTCAAAAGTTACCTTCGGTTCATCTGTAATCGTCGATGCATGCAAATAGGACTTGACGCAATGTATCCAAATGAAGAGAATCCATTTCCATGGATGTCAGAAATGATAGATCTGAAAAAAGAGAGAAACTTTTTTGAGACTAGAGTGATTGAGTATCAAACCGGCGGCGCGCTGAGTTGGGAGTAAGAATAAGTTATACAGCGCTTCGTCCGGCAATATAGGAGATAGGACGGTTGATTAGTATTCGCGGTGCTTTAAAACTAGCAAAACCACGAAAACCCTCATTACAGGGCAATCGGGCTTCTTTCCCAATTTTTTCCACCCCTTTAGAAAAGCTGCTTCCTGTAAAGGCTGCAGCTTTTTTTACAGAATTCATTAGCGTGCAGCACCAAGTTGCAAGCCGCGCGCCGATGAATAGCTCGCTCGTTTTCCGTTCGGTACCGCAAGGCGCCAGATGGGGTAATGGTCGGGTTTCCTTAATCAGTAGTTTGTTCTAATCCTCACACGTGAAGGAGAATCACTATGGCAACAGCCAAAAAGAAGTCTGCTGCAAAGAAACCAGCTGCTAAGAAAAAAGTAGCTGCTAAGCGTCCAGCTGCTAAAAAAGCTGCTAAGAAGCGCCCAGCTGCTAAAAAAGCAGCAAAGCGTCCAGCTGCAAAAAAAGCAGCTAAAAAGCGTCCTGCCGCTAAAAAAGCTGCTAAGAAAACAAAGAAAAGCTGCTAATAAAATGAAGTAATCAGAGGGGCCGAGTAATCGGCCCTTCAAGTTTATGCCAACACCTCAAGAATATTTAGAGCGATTAAAACTAGTAAAGAAAGATCCTTGGGAATTTGCCACTAAAATGGTTTTTACCAAGGACGAAGTTGATCGCATAAATCCAGTCAAAAGATTCCCAGCAGACCTTCAGTATCAAAAGTTATACATGCGTCTTTGGCAGAAATACCCAAAGATTGTAGTCCCAAAATCCAGACGTATGATGATGTCCTGGACGAATATCGTTCTTTATGTATGGGATACGATGTTCAACATTGGCAGACAGCAAGCATTTGTTTCTAAGAAGGAAACCGACTCTCATGAACTTATTGAGAGAGCCAAGTTTGTTGTCGAGCACCTTGATTATGCGTATCTTCCTAAAG